AGTGCGAGGTGTTGGCTTGATTGAAACGTTGAACATAATCGAAAATTGTAAATTGAACAGTGAGTAGAGAGTTGTAGTTAAGTTATATTATCTCTCTCACCTATTCTAGGAGAGAGAATATAACATAACGTAAACAACTCTTACTACTTGTCTCCATTCTAGTCACTGGTGGCAACTATTACAAATCATCTTAACACTTTGTAACAATGTATTATTACATAATACTTTGTTCGGATAACCGTACTGTCTCATCTGAGTCTCAACCGGCAACAGATCGCGCGTGACACGCGTTCAAGATATCCGCGCCCGTATGCGCCCGCGCGGTTTAGTTGTACCCGCTCGCTACGCTCGCTCCGACTGCCGAGCTGTCTTCTGGACAGTACTGCATTGCCCCACAACCGTTGCAATGACTGGGTTGTTGGTGGCGAGCGAAGCGAGCTGGACTCGCGTTGGACACGCGCCTGCGTTAATTGATCGCGCATAGCGTACAGGCACATACCCCATGGGGGTTCTTGTGTTTCCGTACGTATGCGTATACCACTTCAGACATTTATGTCAAAATTTAAGGGTTTATCTGTCCACTGTCTACAATAAACTGGAATAAACCTTTATCTGTTAGCACATGTTTGTACATATCGTCAAATACTTTTGGCGGTATGGTACAAATGTGTGCACCGGCTTGAAATGCCTTACCAACTGTAGCAGCATCACGTATGCTGGCAGCTAGTATTTTAGTATCTGCTCTATTATGACAATATACTTTAGCTATCTCACGTATGAGACCTATCCCATCGTGACCATTGTCGTCTAATCGTCCGACGAACGGTGAAACGTAGGTTGCACCAGCTAATGCACATAGTATTGCCTGACTTACACTAAACACTAGCGTCATATTGACTCTAATGCCCATATAAGACAGTGTTTTACATGCTTTTATGCCTTCTGGAGTGCATGGTAGCTTAATAGTAGCCTCGTGTGGCCAAAGTTTGCCATATTTAATGCCATTTTCTATTAATTGGTCTGCAAACTGACCATTTACCTCTATTGACAAGTCTTTGACGCCAAGATCGTTAATAATGTCTGCATATATGTCATCTGGCTCTTTTTTAGCCTTTTTGATGAGCGTAGGGTTAGTTGTAACGCCAGAAATAACGCCTGAGCTTAGTCTTGCGTCTATTTCGCCTACAACTGCTGTGTCAAGGAAGATCTTCATATGCTTTACCTATGCTTAATGAACCATCTTCGTGTGCTTTTACCACAGCTTTGTACACTTCTGGAGGATGCTCTATCATAAAGTCAGCAATAGCTTCGTCAACAGCTTGTTCAGCTTTTAACTCTATCCATCTCTGCTCTAATCCGATCAACATTCCCAGAATGAGAAAGTTTATGGGAGGGAAAGGAGTCTTCAAACTCTTATATAACTTTCTAAAACCATCTATCTTTAACTTAGTTTCCATGGAAGTTAGTGGAGGTGTATTATGTGATATCAAAAAGAGATATCCGGTAATATGGGTGTATTTGTGGACGGGGGAGTCCACCCTTCTCCCCCTATAAGGACGCCATCGGTCCTAAAGCCAAGTGGGGACTGATTTACCATCAGACTTGCCTCTAGCCTCTTTACGCTGGTCTACATCCATCCCTAGTACTAAATGATTAGTAGCACATTGTGGGTCGTCTATAAACTGTTCTAGTATATCGTTCCACTCTTCACGTTTACGTAAGTTGATCTGTTCCTGTGCTGATATAGACAGTGCATCTATGTAGTATTTTACGCCTTGCGCTAGACAGTCTAACCTGTCATCGTGCTTGACTGCGTATTTTGACCTACACATGCGACTCATTTGATAGAACAACATGTATAAAAGCCTTTCTTCTGGAGCTGCGTCTCTGTTGGAGTTATAATCCCATTCGACGACAGACTTGTTAACAACCAGACGGTGCTGGTTAAGAATAGGCTCGAGAGTATCAATAATACGCTCTTCTTTTCTAACATTTGCTCTTACTTCTTCTACTAATATACGTTGTTTTGTTTGTATTATATGTTTTTTAAACAGCTCTGCTACGATTCCATCTCCAAAGTTTGATTCGACAACCAGTGTTGTAGCTCCATACTTCTTGCATCCTCTAAGGATGTCAAGCAAGGTATTGTCGCTGTACCCGTCTCTGTAGGCACGCACCTCATGCAGATAGAGGATTCCGTTTTTTTGGGATATATACGCAGCAGCAGTCTCGTCTGCTCCTCGTCCGGAGGGGTCGACACTGCAAATTGTCTCAGTGTACGGACTCCATTCTCCTTGCAGTTGCATAGGTGAATAGAAATAATCTCCGGGTAGTCCGACTGTGGGTAAGTCTTTGAGTATGTTTGCTGGGTCTGAGCACCATACAACGTTGTCGGGTGCAGTAGTAGGATTGACACTTGTAATAACAAGATCAGCCATCTTAAGAGGAAACTTCTCTGCGTCACTAAGCGACGTATCGAGCATGAACTGGAGTGCAAAGTTGCTTCTACCCATTGAGGCTTCTCTGTCAACGAGGTCATCGTCATCAAAACGATCAGGGTCAGTGCAATCCCAAGGTAAAGCTCCATTGTCTATGTCCTCTTGTAGTTGTGGCGCTATAAGTCCTTCGTAAGGTGTAATATCTTTAGGAAACCTAGCTGGCCAAATGAATGGTTTGTAGTTACGTTCAGCAAGTTTTCTATAGACTGTGAAAGTAGTCTGGGGTGTTCCCAGATACATAATACGACTATTATCATAAGGGGTAAGTATTGATTCAGCTTCTGTACAGAGTTGTAATAACTTCTCCCGCATCATCTCAGTCATACTGTTTCCCGGTACCTCTATGTCATCTAGTACCATTAGGTCTGCTCGAGACCCGGTTAACTGACCAGTAATACCAACACTTTTGACTGATGGTGCCTGATGAGGTGAACAGTTTACGTCGAAGGAAATCCTTGACCATCGTGCGTCGTCGCTCTTTGGTTGTAAATGATTTAGCCATGGTGTCTCTATAATTAGTTTTTGTAAAAATATAGACATGTTATCTGCCCTTTCCTTAGAGGCAGAGATAATCATTATCTTTTTTTCTGGGTCTTTGAATAAAGTCCATAACACGAAAGCACCAGTAATCCAAGACTTACCAACGCCACGAAATGCTTGTACTTGTAGTCTTTTTGGTCCATGTTGTATATAGTCCGCTATTGCGTATTGTGCCCTAGTAGGAGATGGTAAATCAAGCTGGTCCCACAAAGCTTGCAGAAACAGCTTGAAATCGTCCTGTAAGGCGCTTAAAACATCTGTCATGTATGTTTCTATCTAAATTTCTTCCTGTCCCTTGTAGATATCTTAGCTGCGCCTTGATTGATTGTATGCTCAGCCCCGGCTAACGCTAATTGTAACGCCAAAGTAACAGGTGTGGATATACCACCAGTAGCTACGTCTAACCCTTCTAATGCTAGGTCAGCAGTTCTAAAGGCTAAGTTTGTAGCTGTTTTCTTAGTTATGCCTTCTTTAGTTGCTGCATGTACGGCACCGCCAAATTGACTTAACACAATGGCGCCACCTACACCCGGTAAAGCTCTTTTTAAAATAAATTTACCAGCTTTACCTTTAACAAGTCTTAAAGCTCTATTACTAGGGTTTCGTAGTTCCATAGCTTCTAGTGCTTTGTTCTTCTTAGCAACTTCTGATTGTTTTATAGTATTCTGTTTACCAGTTAACTCTTGAAAGTTTTTTGGATTATCGCCTATACCTGTGTCTTGTAGTATTTTTTTTTGTCTATTATACTCTTTAGTAGTTATAGCACCAGAGTTTTTTTCTAACTCTAACTGCTCTAACATAGGACCAGTTTCTTGAACTTCAAAAATATGATCGCCCTCAAGACCTTTTATGTTAGCTTCTTTACTTAATTTTTTAAAAGCTGCTTGTTCTTTTTTTGTATTAAGTACATTAGAAGCTTTTAAGTCTTTAGTCCTTTTTGCACCGGAAGCATCTAATAAAGCTTTCTTGTTAAATTTCCAATCACCTTGGTTACTCTTAAAGAATGCTTCGTACTCTCCATCTTTACCATCAGTAATTATGGTTTTAACGTTGACGCCTTTTTTAGATAAGAACCCTTTATCTGTTTTAGGGTTCTTTTCCATTTCTTTCATAAAGAACTTTTTAAGGTCGCCTTTTTGTGATTCAGTTATTCTATAGAAACCATCCTCTGACGGCTTAAAAGTCTTTGTCATTATGCTGCTATGTGGTCTTGTATTAGTTGTTCTCTAACAGGTCGACTTCCAAATGTTTCTCTTGACCATCTAAGCCAATCGCTACTACCTTTACCTTGGTTGCACGCCCTACAAGCGGGTACAAGATTCGTTGTAATACTCTCACCGCCTTTGCAACGAGGCTTGACGTGATCGAGTGTAAGTTCTGTAAATTCATAAGATTCTCCGCAATAAACGCATGTACAATTAAAGTGCTCTTTGATAGCTCTTCTCCAGAGCTTCTTTGCTTCAGGACTTGTCATGGTTATTAAGTTGTGTAAGTAATGTTCTGGTTTAGGTAGTAATGGGGTCATTTACGTATTTTAAGTCTGCTTTTCCTGTTTTCGGATGGACTTTGGAGTCTGCCCTTGGTAGTACTCCCCTTATAGTGAGCAGCGTCGCGCCCATCACCATTTCCGTAGGTACCAAGTTGTCTATTAAGTCTGTTTGCATTTACACGTAGGGCTAGACCCTTTTTAGTTTTGTTGTATTTTTTCTGTTGCTTGAGCCTTGTTGCTCTAGCTTTTGGGTTGGACCTATAGTATTTAGCTGTGCTTGCCATAAAGTCGCTCCTTTACTAATTCTGGGTCTACCGTTGGCATAACCTGAGCTAACTTAGATAAAGGATTTCCGTCATATGCAACACCACTAATGTCATTAGCTTTTAACCAATCACAAGCTGCCTTAAGGTCCTGTGTAGTTGCTTCACCCGATTTTATACGAGATAGAAATTCTTTAGTAATTAGGTTATGCAACTCGTTAAATTGGTCTTCTGTTGCCTTTTTCTTCATTTTGCTCCTCTCAGAATCGCCTACAAGGGCGATGAAAAAAGTCCCGGGTATGTTTGTACCCTAGGATTTTAGACGTTTAAGCCTTTTTTGACAATCTGTAACGCTCTGTCGTCTAGCTCGTTATCGGTCTGCTCTACTAGCTTTTCTAGTAGTTCGACTACAAAAGTCTTAAATTTTGGTGACTTAAGTGCAGATAGTACGAATGGTTTAAGGATTGCTAACATTGTTTTTTAATAAAGATTGAATAGGTACTACGTCGGAGCATATGTGATATACACGTGACCCGGGTAGCAGGGTAAAGCCCTTTTGCTGTAGCTCTGCACATTTTAATGCACGAACCAGCTCAAAGTCTAATTTGTTTTTTTGTATCTGACTCTCTGCCATGCGTTCACATTGCTTAGTCAAATCTCTATTTAGAGGTACCATAAAATTAATTTGGAACCCCCAGTTTTCTGATATGACATAACCGTCTTCTGTTTGAGGTTCGGTGTCGTTGCCCATATAAAATGGACTAAATGTCATAGTGCTGCCATTACAAGATATGTTGTTACCAAAGGCTTGTCGACTTGGTGCTCCATTGTTTTGGAATTGTACAGCTTGATTTGTAACGTTTCCGGTGGCTGCTGCCACTGGATTGCTATTATTATTGGTGTCTCCTTCTGCAAGTACAGGACTTACTGAGAGAATACAGACAGCGATGTAGTAGTAGAGTTTATTGTATAGTTTCTTGTGAAATCTATTTGTTCTACTAAGCCTGCTGCTCTTGTTGTGGTTTCTAAGTTCCACGGTAGTGAGGTGTTAGTTACTGAAAATGTTGTAGCTGTGTCTGCTAAATTTCCAGATGCAGTTACATTATTTCCTGACCACGTATTTACGGCAGCACCCCATACTTGGCGTTGCTCCGTCTCCACTATAGTTTGAGTGGTAGTGGTCGTTGAGTTCATACTCCCTGATGTAAACTGGGGAGTGACAGTATTGGCTCTAGCTATGCTGGGTGCACACAGAGCTAAAAGCAAGATTAGTTTTTTCATGCTTTTGGTTTTGGTTTAGTTTCTCCGTTTTTCTTTCCGTTACCATTTCCCGTAGACAGCCCGAAAGTTGCCAGCGCACCCGTAAAGATGCTGGCTACGAACGTGATATCGCCTGCTGTAGCTGACTTTTTAATCATTGGCAGTTCGACATAACTTAA